TTGTTTCTTTGACTCTCGGTCTGATCAATACTCTTTCGTATAGAGGTCTCATATTAATGATGGGTTATTTTTAATGTGATTGAATTTCTTAGAATTGAAACTCATAAACTTTTTGGAGTCAATACCGCTACTTAGGCTAACTCTGACCTCCTTTGGAAACAGCTTAGACGATAATCTGATAATTCTAGCGTTGAACATAAAGTGTTTTCTCACGTCCTTTAGCTTATCAATATCGTTGACTTTATTTAGTATACTTATGTTTTCTACTATAAAGTCTATGAATTTTCCGTCTAGATCATCCAGCAAATTTAGGGAATAGTTACCGTAATTACTGCGTATAGCATCTATCATTTTAGAAGTTTTAGTAGGGGTCATCTTATCCATTTTTGGAATGTTATCCTTCTTATCACCTCTAAATATTTTAGTAAATACCTCCAAAACTGGATCTACTTTGTATTCAACGTAGTCTCTGCTTTTAAGAAGATTAATTGTTTTGTCAATTGCTGGAGTAACAATATGAGACTCAGTAAGAGAAAAGAAGTTATCTGTTTCATCTTCAGCATGACTAGGATTAAACTCCTGAGGAACACATAATTTCTTATGCTTAGACATTTGCTTCGGGTATATAACAATTATGTTATTCTTAGGAGAATATGTTAATTGCTTAAGATCGCTGTCTACTGTGTATACCATGATATCACCTTCTATTACCTCACATAAGTAGGCAATGATATCATCTCCTTCCGTAGAATCTATTCTGTAATAGTTAACTCCTGCTTCCTTCATTAGGTGGGGAGCAATCTCACTTTGAAAGTAATCGAAGAAAAGATGAATGTTGTCATCCTTTTTTCTATTTCCTTTGTACTTAAATGCAGCAGGTGCTACACTTGTTTCAAAGTTAGAATCATTAAAGAATTTTCTGATATAATTTTTTCTCCAGCTTCTTGAATCGAATACTAAATGCACACGGTTGAGTTTATTCCCAACCGGTGCAATTAGCGAATTCATATAATTAAGACAGAAGTTTCTAAATTGTATCTTTACTTCTTCTTTCAGAATAGACTTGCCATCATTGAATATATCATTAACGTAATATTTAGAGCCTATAGATTTATCTCTATAAGCTATAGATTTAGTAACGCTAATTGCTACATTCAGATAGGCATTTCCGTCTATTACAAAGTCCATCAATCTTCATTATTTGAGGGATCTTCGGTAGACTTACTAGATGCTTTCTTAATCGTTTTGATTGCTCTTGCAACTAGCTCTGATTCATCAAGAGAGTATACTCCTTTAGACTGTGCGTAATTACAGCTTGCCACTAGGACAAAGATAGACTGATTTACATCCAAATTCTCTAGAAACTTTTCATAATCTTCTTGTTCAGTATATGAGATAGTTCCTAGAAGAACTGCCTTAGGAGCTTTTTCTTGCTCTTGTGACTTCTCAACTGTTTCTCCAACAGTAGGTTCTTTAACTTCTTCTGACATTGTATCTTATTTTTTTATAGATCTGAGAATAGAGAATCGTAATCATCGGCTTCTGACGAGGTAGTTTCTGCTACTGTCTCAGTTTTTGCTTCAACAAATGGATCCGATTCAAAATTGATATCATCATCTAATTCACTTGCTTTAGATTTAGAAGTAGACGAAGATGTTGTGCTTCCAGACATTTTATCTGTTAGAAGCTGTTTCATCTTATCATCTCTTGTCTTGTCAATCAACATCTTTAAGATGGTAGGATTAGAAACTAAGGATGCAATTGCATCAGCTACCTTTTGATAAGTTTCTTCAGTCCACTCTTGATATAGATATTGATCCATATCCGGAGTATTCTTTTTAAGAAACTCTTGTACGAGCTTAGCTGACTTCTCGCTGTTTTCAACAACGACGCTCTTATCTCCAATCTTAAACATGAACGGAGTAACTTCATCCATGAATTTAGATTTACTCCAGTCTCTGTACTGCTTGGTTTTCTTACCAACTACGCATAGAAAGTCTTTACCTTCTAGTAAGTGGAATGGATTAACCGAAGATACTGAGTCCAGTAGTTCATCTTCTTCTGGGTTGATTTGACCCTCGATCATATTATTGATCTGCGCTGAATACTTAAAAATCTTTACAGTTCCTTCTAGTTCAGGTCTCTGGGGATCCTTTTTAATGTAAACTGGAGAATGGTGAGTATGCCATCTTGAAAAACAAGAAGACAATTGCTCATGCAACTCTGGCTCTTCATTTTTAAAGGATCTGATAACCGTCTCTAAGTCCCATAAGATAGAAGGCTTTTCAACTGTCGAAGGACAATCAATGTATAAAGCCTCCTTAGTTAGAGGATTCCAGAATTTAGCTGCGTATTTAGTGTATTTACTCTTGGTTTTATCAGAGATATAAGGAATAAATCTAAATACTGATTTGTAAGATCCATTATGTGCATTTGGATCCGGATTGTAGATGTTTACATCTGATTTCTTTTGCGAAGAGCTTGAGCTTTTCACAAATGTGTCGTTGGGTAAGTCAAAAAAGTCTGTCATTTCTCGTAATTTTTTTAGTAACTTTTAGTAATTTTAAAAGATTCATATTAGATAGAATCTCTCAGTTCTTTAGCGCCATCTTGAATTTTGGACATGTTTGCTCTAACAGTTGGCATGTGAATTGCTTTTCTGATAGACTGTAGTCCCTTTCTGAGTCTGGAGCCGGCACTTTTAACCCCTTTCTCATAGTACTTTTCTACATCTCCGCTCTCTTCCATTTCTTGGATAGCTGCGTCGATTTCACCGAAAATTTGGTCTTTGACCTCTTCTACGGTAGCTTTGAATTGTTGAAAATTGCTCATAATGTAATAAAATTTTAAGATATTATACTATGGCAGAAATAAAGGTTTTTAGATTCGATCTACTATTTGCTTAATTTTTTCATCCTCTAGGGATAAATTAGCATCTGGGTAGTTTTCAAGAGTGTGAATTACCCATGTTTTTAGAACTTTATTGTATTCTTCTTTGGTGATATTTCCATTCATGAGAAATGGATATAGATACTTATCAAATATCTTATCTATTCTAACTCCCTGCTCTTTAGATCTATTGTACATTCCCCATACCATTGATTCCACTTCATCTGGAAGTAGGAAATATTGGTGACTCTTTTTAGAAGATGCTCGTTTCTTATTTGAGCTAGGTCTTACTTTGAATGGTTTTCTGTTCCAGCCGATCTGGTTAGTGTGATTTAATTCATGAGCCGCTATATCTATTAGACGGTATCTAAGTTCCTCATAAAGATCTGGCTCTCTTTCGGGATCAATAATAATTGTGAAGATAATCTCGGGAACAATGAGATCAGCTTTATCTATTTTGGTATTTGCATCTATTGCAAATCCATAATGTTCGAAGTTTATTTTTTCCCAAGATAAGTCATTAAAGTGAGAATCTTTCTCAAAGTCCGGATTTGAGTCTCTCTTTAGCTGTATAACTAGATCGAATGTGTAAGGATCTACGTACTCAAGTTCCCGTATCTCATTATAGTGAGCATCAGACGCATTAGAATCTGAGATACATTTGATTATATCATCAGCATATTCAGAGAACCTAGAGCGTCCTGAATCATCCCTCTCATTTATAAATTCTGTAAAAGACTTTATCATTTCTTAGGTACGACGATAAAAGTTACATCTATTTTATCAGTGCCGTATGTTTTTCCGTCCCCGTAAAAAGTAACTTCAGTGTCTCCCACTCTTTCTCCAACCTGTTCTGACTTAACTTGGTTTTTAAAAGTATTTAGAAATTGCTTGTTATCTGGAGTTATTGTTGATTTTCTGCCTGAGATATAGTCAGATACTGCATCTTTCTTAATGTCTATAGTAGTGGTCGCAGTCTTGTCTTCGCCGATATCTTTAACGTTCGATGAAATCCAAGAATCTAACCCAGTCTTAGATATAGAATATGTTGGATATACTTTAGTTGACGATCCATCTGGATACTTTTGCTCACCTTCATCTCCTTCTTCTATGAATATAAAAATATAGTTGATTTCTTTAGGTGCGGCAGCTGCTCCTGGCTCTGCTCCCATCATATCTTGTTCTGCAATATAATTATCGAAATATCTTAAATGCTTTAAGTTTTGCATCTGTAGATTATTTTTTATTATTTATTCAGAACAAGTGAACGTTTATACGATTATCCGTCGCATGCAACGCAATCTATCATGGCAGCCTGAGCTATGTCTCCTCTAAGAACAGATTCGGTTCTCATATAATATAGGGTTTTAATTCCTTGTTTCCAAGCCTCCATGTGAACTTGATTAATCCACTTCGGCGTAGCTTGAGATGGAAACGCTAGGTTTAAGGAAACTGCCTGATCCACATATTGCTGACGTATACCCGCTTGCTTTATTAATTCAAGCTGATTTATCTCTTTAAATGTTTTAAAGACATCTTTAACCCAATCAACTTCTTTATTATTGATTTGATCCTCAGATATATCCACAGACTTGGTTAGTTTACTGTTAACATATCCCCAATTATTAAGTTCCTCTATTCCTTGAACTGAGCCACCATCTGAAAGTATACGATCCCAAGTTTCTCTGTTATTGATACCTATTTTTCTGAAGACTTTTTCTAACTCTATATTTTTTCTAATGAATGTTCCCTTGGCCGTTTGCTCAGTGAATACATTTGCTGCCCAAGGTTCGATTCCAGGGCTAACATTTCCACTAAGTTTAGAATTAGACACAGTAGGAGCAATCGCCATTAGATGCGTGTTTCTCATTCCAGTTCCAACACACCATAGAGGTTCTCCGTATTCCTCTGCCATGTCTCTCGATGCCATTTCAGCTTCGATCTTCATCTGAGAAAATATTCTCCTGGTCTCAAATTGAGCTGGAAGTCCTTCGAATGACATTCCCTTCTGTTGAAGATATGTATGCCAACCTAGAACTCCTAAGCCAAGTGCTCTTCCTTTTTCAGCAGATCTAACAGAGTTTTCAAATCCTCTCATGTTTTTAGCTCTCTGTATGAACTCTTCTAAAACTCCGTCTAAGAACCAAGTCGCAGTGTAAATGAGATCGGTGTCTTTCCACTCCTCGTATTTTGCTAGGTTAACAGAGGACAGACAACAAACAAAGCTATGAGACTCGTCGGTATGTAATGTGATTTCACTACATATGTTTGTCATGAATACCTTTAGTCCGTTTTGTTTATATGCTTCTGGGTTTTGCTTATTTACGTTACCCTTAAACATGATATAAGGTTCGCCCGTGGCTTTTCTTTTTTGTAGAACCTTTGACCATTTTCTTCTTGCTTCAGAGTCTCCTTCTTCTAGTTTTCTCATGAATTTGTCGCCAACAACTACACATTGGTGAAGATTTAGACATTGTCTATTTACATCTCCTTTAGGTTCTCTGATTTCAATCCACTCGTCGAAATCACCATGATCAATATTTAAGTTAACTGAGGCAGCTCCTCTACGGACCGATCCTTGGCTTGTTGCTAAAATAGTAGAATCATATATCTTAGTAAACGGAACAACCCCATCAGATGTGCCGTTTTGAGTTATACGGCTTCCCGCAGGTCTAATTTGATTGATTCCGATTCCTACTCCGCCTCCGTGCTTAGCAAGAAGCATCATTTCTAGATTTTTAGTACCTATTTCTTGTATAGAATCTCCAACATCGATTCCAAAGCAAGAGATTGGAAGACCTCGATCAGTACCAGTATTAGAAAGAACGGGAGTGGCTAAATTAAGCCAGCCTCGCCATATATAATCAAAGAACTTACTAGCAAGATGGGGTTTTCCCAGTCTACGAGCAACTGCGGCAGATACTCGCCAGTAAGCGTCCTTTGGGGTTTCACCCTGTAAAAGGTAACCCTTTGATATTGTTTTAACGTAAATTTCTGTGTTTGCCCAAACTGGTAGGTCGACTCCTAATTCCCATCCGAGATCTTCTCCGTAATTTTTTGCCATGATATTCTGTCTTTGTTATGTTAAAATATGTCTTCCCAATCTTCTCCTTCTCCAGCCTTAGAGTAATCAGTTGATCTAATTGCAAAGAAATCAGTGTGGGTAACTCCACCAGTTAGGTGATAGAACCAGTCTAGCTCAGCTGCAGAATTTTCGTCGTACTCGAAACTTTGTTCGTATCCTAGGTCTACTAGCTTTTCATTGGTTCTCTTTATTATAAATTGTTTTAGATCGGAGGCTCTAAGATTATCTAAGTCTCCCATCTCAAACATTTTATCTATAAACTTATGCTCTAATTCTATAATTATCTCAGCGGCTTCATGTACTTTATCCCTTACACTTGATTTGAGCTCAGGATATTCTTCACACATATGTCTAAATAATCTACATCCCATTTTTGAATGAAGGGACTCGTCTCTAACTGACCATTTCATCTGTTGGCCGACTCCTTTCAGAAGATTTCTCATCTGAAAGCTATACAAAACAGCAAATGAAGAGTATAGAGATACTCCTTCGGCAAAAGCTGAAAATATAGCTAAGGATCTTGCAACATCTTCTCTTGCTGCGGGGTCTTTTTTCAAATCTTTATAGGAATAGTCAGCTTTGGTGGACGTTAAAAGTTCAAATTTTTCAGCGATAGCTGGTTCATGCAAGAAAGCAGCAAAATCCTCTAGTCCTAAAGTTTCGTTTAGATACGAATATGCTGTCGCATGAATCGTTTCTTGAGAGCCAAACATCATTGCCATCTGCTTAATCTCATGTTTAGGAAACCAGTTAGTTACCATGGTTGTCCAGTAATCAGAGACTGCACATTCTGTTTGAGCAAAACCGAGTAATATATTACCTACTAAATTTTTTTCGTGTTCTTCAAGATTTTCATTCCAATCTTTTAGATCGCTTTGCATTGATATTTCAGTGTGTAACCAAAAGGCCTGAGCCTGTGGCAGCCATCCTTCTGTGTAATATTCAGGATATTCGAATGGCTTATACTCGATTCTGTTGTCAAATAGTTTAGACATCTCGTTAATTTTTTTTTCTTTAAAGTCCACAATGCCACCCTAAGGTGGCATTGTAGGTGTTAGTATACAGTTATTGTAAAGAGTAAACCTTGTAGACTTTCATATTCTAATTTATTTATCTGGAGGATGCTTGGATTAGGTTCTCTGGAGGAATAAATTAGTCTACTTTTTCTACAAATTCAAACTTAAGATTCTTGTTGATTGGATCAACTTTAGATACTCTAACCATCGGGTACATGGATAGATTTCTCTCTAGATCTTTTCTTCTCAAGGTAACCTCGTATGATGACTCCTTGTCGATATGGATCTTAATTGAGTTAGAGCTTGAATCAACGTCGTATTCAAAACTCTTATTCTCAGTTCTATCTCTTAGATCGCTCCATTGTCTTTTTTCTGAATCAATTGACTCTGGATCTAGAGTTAAGACAATTCGATATTGCTGCTTCTTCTTGGTAACATTCTTGATATAGAACTTAATTTCGTCTCCTGTTCTATATGACTTTTTGGTTTTGTTATAGTCCTCGAATTCAGTTGCATGTATTAGACCTGTAAAATAATCTTCGAATTCTACGAATATTCCAAAGTCATAAGGATTGGTAGTAAGGTTACCAGTGTATTCTCTGCCAAATTCTAGATCAGATATTCTTTGAGGCATGGAATGTTCTATGTATTTCTTATAAGACAGGATATAAAGATCGTTGTTAACATCATAATTATCAACCATGACATTGATCGTCTGGCCGATTAACTTATTAAAGTCTCTAATTATATTGGCAGCAGCGTGAGATCCTGGGATAAAGCATTCAATTGAATCTTTGTATTTAGCAATGTAACCTCCCTTGATTAGCTTAGTTACTTTAACCTCGAACCAAGTGTTATTTTCTAGATGAGTGTCAAGCTCAGACTTATTATTGATTGATACGCATTTTCTTTCAGATCCTACAAACTCATTAGAACCTGATCCCTTTGTAATCATCACATTAAACTCTAAACCTTCTCCTCTTGCCAAAGAGTCGACGTCTCTTGAAAACTCCTTAAACGGTACTTCAACTTGAGTGCCTGATAAATTATCGTATGCTATGATGACTCGATCTTGGAAAGAAATCTGCTTGGCAGTTACCTCGTATACTCCTCCTTCAATTAGGTCTTTGTTTACGTGAGTTGATTTGCCCGATCTACTCTCAAATTCTTTCATCTTATCGTAAAGCTCTTGAGCGTACGGTTCTTTGCATAGAACTTTAACTCGATCTCTTTGATCTTCTGCTGTTAGTTTAACTTTGGTGTTATACTTTCCAGTGTCTTCAAAAAGATCCCAGTCAAAGTCTTGGACAGATTCTATATTATTGCTCATTTTTTTCGGTTTATAATAATTTTATACTATAGTGTATTAATACGGTTTTTGATTTTTTATAGATAAGATCTGAAAAATCCTACCTTGTTTGAGGCCTCATATATGAACTCATCTAAGAAGAGTAGAAGCATCACATTTGCAACAGTTAGGCGTTCCCATGCGGGTATATCATCAAAGTTTAAGATCGGGTGTAATTTTCGAATCGTGTCAATATTTCCAGTTGCTCCAGCTCCTGCAACCAGTAAATATCCAATTGGAGATTTAACAATAGGAGTAAGTACTGGAACTAGGAGTTTAATCGCTTCGTTTAAAGCGTCTAAATCTACCTCAGAGTACGCCATAGAATTAGGAATATTCATCTTAAGTAGAGCCTTTGCGGTAAATGCTGCTTCGATTGCTTTGCCGTATATAGGTAAAGAATGAACTGTCTTTTCAAGAACATTAAGATCTACGTTCTTTGGAGATTTAGCAAACGTTATTGCAGAATATATTGGATCAAGTAAAGATTCTACCTCAGTCATTTTTATATCTAAAAATCTTATGATTGATGATTTAAGATCGGCGCCACTCATATTAACAAAGTCAGTACTAATATCTCTAGGTAAAGAGTTAGCATTATTGATTAAATATTTCTCAAGAGAATCTGCGAGTGGCTTCTTAATTATGGTGTTAAAGTCGACTGTGATCTGTTTAGGAATAGTGAATGCTTTAACTGCAGCTGGAAAAGGAGCTTGAGGTATTTGAATCGCCGAGGTAAGAAGACTAAATGCTTGGCTAAACTGAGGTAAGCCAAATTCAGGAATTGGTATTTCTAATGATTCTGGTATCGTTTGATTTATAACCGAGTTTAGGGACAATCTTATGTCTTTAATTGTTATAGTTCTTTTTCCTCCGAATAAATTAGTAAGTGATGGAGGATCAAGAGATTCAATATATCCTTTTACCAGTGGCATTACGCTATTGAATATAGCTACAATTGCAGCAGATGGACCAAGATCTATTTCAACAGTTGGTTTCGAGCAGCATGGAGCAAAAGGATCTAAATCTAGCTTTAAGGATGATAATTGACTTATTACCAGTGGATCAAATCCAAGTGC